CTTCTGTTTCTGGCTCATCGAGCAGAATCTCAAGAAGCGTGCGGACAATGAAAAAGAGGAACGCGAGGAACGCCAGAAACAGCTGGACGAACGCGAACAGATCAGAGAGAAGAACGAGCTCTGCATCATCAACAGCGTGAACGCAGCCATAGCGCTCGGAGAGGCCACAGCCAGAGCCGTGCAGAGAATCCCGGATGCACACTGTAATGGAGACATGCACGCAGCCCTGGACTACGCTCAGAAGGTCAAGCACGAACAAAAGAACTTTCTGAACGAGCAAGCACTGAAACATATCATCGAGGAAGGAGAACAAACATCATGAAAAACATCGACTGGAAAAGAAAACTGACAAGCAGAAAACTCTGGACAGCAGTGGCATCATTCGTATCAATGATGATCGTAGCCACAGGAGGCGCAGAGAACACAGCCACACAGGTAACGGCACTCATCATGGCCGGAGCATCCGTCGTGGCATACATCATCGGAGAAGGACTCACCGACTCCGCAAACATTGGATCCGACGATTCAGAGGAATAAGAAGCACAAAGCACCCAGGGCGGCCACCAGGCTGCCCTTTTTTATTTAGGAGGTATGAGATGGCAATCACAGAGAAACAGCAGAGATTCATCGAAGACATAGCTAAGCACGTGCAGAAGTACGCGAGAGCATACGGAATCCTGGTACACAGCCCTATCATCGCCCAGGCCATCCTGGAATCCGGATGGGGAGAGAGCAAGCTGGCATCCAAGTATCATAACTACTTCGGAATGAAATGCGGGACAACCTGGACAGGCAAGAGCGTGAACATGGAGACGAAGGAGGAATACACGCCAGGGACTCTGACAACGATCAAGGACAATTTCAGAGTATACGACAGCATGGAGGAAGGCGTAAAAGGTTACTTCGAATTCATTCAGAAACCAAGGTACAAAAATCTGAAAGGCGTCACGGACGCAAAGAAATACCTGCAGCTTATCAAGGCAGATGGCTATGCGACTGCCAGCAGCTACGTCGAGAGCACATACCGTCTGATCACCCAGTACGAACTTACAGAGTACGACGTGGAAGGAGGAACCAACATGAAAATCAACATCATCAAGCAGACCGGGACACACGGCCTGTATTCAACCGGCAGAGGAAAAGACAAGTACCTGGTATACCATTACACAGCCGGAGTAACGAGCAAAAAAGGATCGGCCAGAGCGACAGCGTCCTGGTTTGCAAACCCAAAAGCTGGAGGAACTGCGGACTTCATCGTAGACGATGAGGAAATCGTACAGTACAATCCGGATCCGGAGAAATACTCCTGCTGGGCCGTCGGTGGCAGCGCATACGGAAACAAGGGCGGCAAGCTCCACGGAGTCGCTACGAACCACAACTGCATATCCATCGAGATCTGCAGCACCAATAAGACCGGCCGCGTGACAAACCCGAACGACGACAACTGGTACTTCACAGACGCTGCGCTCGCCAATGCAGCCAAGCTGGGACGATACCTCATGGAAGTATACGGAATCCCTGCCAGCAGAGTAATCCGTCACTATGACGTTACCGGAAAACTCTGCCCCGGCATTAAAGGATGGAACCTGGAGAACGGATCCGATGATAAGAAGTGGCAGACATTCAAGGCGCAGCTGTCTGCAGAAGCAGAGGATAACACACCGGCACCTGCTCCAGCACCAGCTCCGTCCGGAGCAACGACAGTCAACTATGCGTATAAGGTCACGGTCTCAGATTTGAACATTAGAAAAGGACCAGGCACAAACTATGACTCGGCTGGATACACCGGCAAGGGAGTATTCACAATCGTGGCAGAAAAGGGCGGCTGGGGTAAGCTCAAATCCGGAGCAGGCTGGATCAGCCTCAACAGCAAATATGGCCACAAGGTAAGTAGTGGATCCACCGCACCTGCTGCAGCTCCATCAAAGCTGAAATGGACCGTCACGATTTCAGATCTGCGCATCAGAAAAGGACCAGGCACAAACTATGACTGGACCGGAGCGTACACCGGCAAGGGAACATTCACGATCGTAGAGAAGAAAAATGGATGGGGAAGATTAAAGTCCGGAGCAGGCTGGATCAGCCTCAACACAGCATACGGACACAAAGCATGATCCCGACATCAATGTCGGAAACATAGACAGAAGCCAGGGAGGTCAAGCCTCTCTGGCTTCTTTTTTGATGGCCTCAGCATCGGCCAGGAAGAATATATCCCACACGTCCTGTGGGGAGAGTTGATACCGGACCGCGATCCGGACTATGTGCTTGCGCTGGAATGGCTGCCGCCCGTTCCAAATCGTCGAGAAATTGGATGCAGTCATGCCCAGGAAGACCGCAAGCGCCTTATTTGTATCGCCATGATCATCCATGGCTTGTTTCAATTTTTCTTTGTCAAACATTTTGATTCATTCCTTTCTAAAAGGATTACCGTGGAGCGCTTCGATTAAGCTGCGCGGGGAAGCTGCTGAAAACCCAGGGTGAAATTTATACAATCATAGGCGTCGCCTTTCTGGCCGGTGGCCGGGTGCAAGGTTTACGAGGACGTCCAGCGGGGCAGCTGGACCTTCAGGCTTTCACATTAAAAACCAGGGAAACTTGTCGAACATCAATCCACGGTATCCGTCGCGCTTCTTCCTGCAGGGCTTCGGACCTGCCATCGGCGGTTTAATACCGGAGGCCTAAGCCTCCTCGCGATAAATTTCTTCGAAATCTTCAACAACGATCGTCCGCTCAGTTCCACCAAGAACCAGCTCGATCTGAACATAATCGCCATCATCGTCGCAGGATACCGTGATGCTTTCACGGTTGGACTCCAGGACCTCAAATCCGTAATGTTTCAGATCCTGGAACAGATCCTCCATGCTGCCATACCAATCATTCATAATTCCACAAAGTAAAGGTTGTTCATACATAGCCAAGACCTCCGATTCATTTATTTGCTTTCCTTTAGGTTGTCTGTATATTAGCTCTGATACCGGTACTATTCAAGTTATTTATAACCGTAAACTGCACAAAGATCTCGGCCGGTTTTTGGTGGTAATTATGACATTTCAACCAGAAATTCATTCGCAAGCGCGCGCACACGTTCAACGCTCACTGAACGATCAACGGTCACCTCTTCTGGTCCGAGATATTGATACAAAATATCGCAGTCGGGACACCAGAGAAGTGGCATACGACGATCACCACACACTGTCGCAAACTCAAGATCATGGCTGCAGTGCTTGCACTGCAGGAGCGTTTTAATTTTACAAGCCACGCTGAATCACCTCCTATCGTTTTTTGATTTCACCGAAGGCGAGGATGTCCTGCACCATCCAGTCGTACCCGCAGAAGCCTGCGTTTAATTTGCGGAGCTTCCTGGCTTCCTTTGCATCAACGACGCGAGCAGAGATCATAGCACACCAGCCATCATCCCAGCGATAACTCCAGGAACCACCGTCCAGCTTAGAGAACAGCTTCACCATAGAAGCAGCCTGGGACGTTTTGAAAATGTAGTGTCCCTGATCCGCTCCGGACCATTTACCGTTCCAACTTGCCGCATACGGCATTGACAATTCAAAGCACAAAATCAT